CTAACACTTCTAGGTTATATAGTTTGATTGCCATTGCCAGTAAATAGTCCTTGAGCTTGATCTTTTGCAGTTTGCCTAATGTTTTCTCTGTCACGCTCCATAATAGCATTTATCTCTGCAATATTAACTTGTGCACCGTATTTAGCAGTTAATTCTGCGGCTTTAAGTCTAATCTGTGCTTCAGTCTCATCTCTGTTTCTATCATCGTCCATGATAATCTTCATACGATCAGTCTCAGCATCGATGATAGCTTTTTGTGCCTGGTTTTGTGCTTTCATTGCTTCTGCTTGTGCCAACATGGTAGCCGCATCCGGTTGTTGTGATTCCGGTGGTGCTGGTGGCATAGGTGGTACTTGTGTATTAATAAAGCTATTTGCATCTTTAAATCCAGCAATCTCTATCATTCTTGTGAGTGTATTAGAGTATTGTTGTAAAGATACCAATGGATTGTTTGGTCCAAGCGTTTGTATAATTTGTTCTTGTTTTTGTGCCATTTGCTGCAATATACCGAACTTTTCTTGGTCGGATGATTTAGAAATAGCTACATTAACTACCATATCTTTATCTGATTCCCAGTATCTAGGATCAACCGGGATAAACTGACCCTCAAGTCTAAAAACATCTTGTGCGTTTTGATGCTTGATAATTAGATTGTTAGTAACTTTAAACAGTTGTTTCAGTCCGCCCTCGGCAAAATGCCTACAAATAATTTCTATTCGGCCTTGTGCTCCTGACATGGTAGCGGATACTGCTGTGCTGGTGCTTGATTGCAAAGCGTCTGCATTTAAACCGGCAGATGCTTTTGACACACCAGTCCTATTCTCTTTTGCTTCATCTAAGTATCCAAGAACAGGAAAAGCCTCTTTACCAGCGAAGGGTACTGTAAAGGGCTGAACCATCCCAGGGGCACGAACTCGTATGGGTTGTCCAATATCTGTATTGAGTACATCGTCAATGTTGACCTGACCTTCAACGACAGCCATACGAGGAAAGATAGAGTGTCCTAATGAGTCAAGAGTATCTCGCATAATCTGTGATTTTGCGGCCTGGATAGGCTTAAGATAATCTGCTGGACACGAACCGATTGCAGTATGTGGTTCGGGATCTGGACAGAACATAGTAATAGGAAGATCATCCCATTGCTCTACATTCAGCACATTAACACCATCACCGGCAGTACAAACTCTAATTCTTTCATCAATGCCATCGCCATCGAAGTCATAAAATAAATAATGTTCTATGTATAAAACTTCTTTTGCTCCGGAATCATTCCTGTCCGGATAAATCATATTGTCAAATGGGTTTCTTGCCTCAACCTCTTCAAAGGCTTCGGGATCTACCGCACTTGAGTTTTGTGAAGCATACTGTTCCATTTCTTCTTGGTCATAACCCATAGCAACTAAATCAGAAACAGATTTAATCATGCGATGAGCCACATAAGATGCAGATTCTAAGTCTCTAGCATTGCGTGAAATTAAAACTTCTTCCGGTGGTATTGATTCAATACATACCTGGTCTTTAGATTTAATTCTACGAATGGTTAGATCATACTTGGCTGGAATTTCTTGTGTTACTTCTTCACCGGTTAAAGGATCCATTTGTGTAATGGTTTCCATGGTGACAGATTCTTTAACGATCTCTACATTTGGATCAAGTACCAAAGCCTGATATGAAACAGGATCTAAGTCTGTGTATTCGCTCGTTGTTGCGGTAACAGAATCATCCCAAAAAACTTTTATAAAACCACTCTTTCTAACCAAAGCATCTTTGAACGCATCATATAAAACCTGAAAACCAGGATTTTTTTCTTGGATGATGTAATTAATATAATTAGTTTGTTGTTCTGCGACCTGGATATCTTCCGGGCCATGCGGTACAAATTCGACAATTTTTTTAGTACCAAAGAATGTACGCATGATAGATGGCAACATAAAAAGTACGCTGTCTCTAACATCAGTCGAAACAAACTCAGACTGCATACTAGAAGTACCAGCAGGTGATTCGCCTAAGTAATATTCTGTAGATTCTGCTCGTTCTGCACCTACTTGATGAATGAAATCTTTTGCATCATCCATCTCTGATTTAATAACACCAGCAAGATGTTCCATGTCAGTTTCTTCGCTGACCATATTGTCCATTTTGTCTTCGTAATCTTTTGCCATTTATTTTACCTAGTTTAACAGTCCGCCTGTTTTTTCTTGTATGCCCTTATAAAATTCTTTAAATTCTTCGGGTTTATAATTAGCGGAAAAATTTAATGCTTTTTGCTTTGCATTTTCTCCTTTACCAAAAGAAATAAGGTTGCCTGTTTTTTTGGCATTTTTCATTGCCGCATTAACAGTTTTAAACTTTCTATATTTACCTTTTTGCATTATAACATTTGGAAATACAAACCAGTTACCCTCATCATCTTGTTCTGCTGACATGAGATGTGTTTGCATCTTGCCTTCATCAAGCAATGATGGAATGGGATATTTACTTGGTTCTAAAACTCTATCAACAAATGGCAATCCTTTTTGTTTTTGCAAAACATTCATGTTCTGTAAATTCATAGGATCTAGATTTTTCATGCGTTGTTGAATTAAAAAATCTCTACCTCTACCTTTCTTGGCATAGTTAAGAGTTTGCATTAATTCTTCCAACTGCATTTTTTATCCCACTCGTATGATTCGAGATTTTAAAGGTTTTTTGAAATTATAACCGAAAACACTCTCGCTTCCACTAAAACTTGCAGCCGAACTTGCCATGGTTAATGCAAGTGCATCTGCTTTGTCCGGAGATTTTATGCCACGCTTTCGCATTTCATCTTTTGATTCTATTTTTACTTTTCCGCTAGAAGTATATTTGTATTGTGGTGATGCAAGTTCAGATGCTAATTCATCATCCTCTGGTAAACGACAATCTCTTTGGGCCAACCAGTCTTTAACTGCAAACCAAAGTTCCGCACGAAGGTTCAAATAATTTTTTTTGGTACTCGGTGCCTCTGCAACATTTACGCCACGCACGGGAAGGTTTTGCTCACGCAACCTATCAACCACCCCGGATCCTAAACCAATCACATCAACCAATATTTCTTGTGGGCGTTCCATCACAGTAGCATCATCGTAACGATTTTTTACCGCTCCGCACAATTGCATTAAATCCATGGACGGAAAAGTAATAATTTCAAAAACAGTATTTCCCTGGCGTACGCACAGAGCAGAATTATCACCACCAAATCTTGCAACATCTAATCCCCATAAAATAGGTTCAGATGCGGTAAGGGCCACATCTCTGCCCATGGCTGTGCGAACAAGTTCCATAGGTATGACAGTATCATCGTCTGCGGACGGAAACTCGCCCATAACTTCGACCCTGGCAACAGTAGAATCTTCGCCATATTGTTCGATCATGCGTTGAAAGAGTTCTTTGTCCGTACCCTCGACCGTGCGTGAGTCTATTTGTTCGGTTTTCCAGAACTTGCGTTTAGAGTGAAAGGAATCGTAGAAAGGTCCTGAGTTCCTGCGTGGATTAGAGAAAGTAAACCAGTAACGATTTTTCGTGGGTTCGGAAAAGAATCCTTCCGATACGGAATATATCGGTGCTGGTATACCGGAAGCCTCGTCCATGATTAAGCAAACTCCGTATGATGAGTGAATACCAGCGAACGCATCCGGGTTTTCTTCGCTCCATAGCTGTGCTTGTGCGTAATAGTAACCAGTATCGATCTTGAGATCGTCTACTAGAGCAGTTTCAAACCATTGTGCTGGTTTTATTGCGGTAGCAGTCTTGTTAAACCAATGAGAGTTGATAGATAGTGTTAGCCATTTACCTAATTCCGCCCATGTTCTAGTTCTAAGCTGTTGTTCTGTGTTAGCTGTAACAATAATGGTTGCTCCTAACCTGGTAGAAAGCATCCATAAAATAATCCAGGAGACTAATGCAGACTTTCCAATACCCCGGCCTGAACCAACCGCCAATCTAAACATCTCTGGTAGATCAATGGTTTCGTTTTTTCTAATATGGTTTCCAATATCTCGCAAAATTTTTTCCTGCCACTTACGAGGACCAGTAAAATGTTCGAGGGGGGTATCCTTTTCGCCCCAGGGGAAGACGAATTTAACAAAGTTTAATGGATCATCTTTGATGTTAAGTGACCAAACTGCGGTCATTAATTCTCTTTCTTGTTTGATTGGATATTTCATATTTCAAAAAAATTAAAAAATTTTAGTTCAACAGTTATACATATATACGCCCCCCCCACGCACAAAAGGGGGGGGTCAAATCGTTAATCCTCTATTTATTACACAAACGGACGCATGTGCGAACGGACGGGGCCCTGGTCCTCTCAGAGTCATTAGGGAGAAAGGGGAACCCACTAAGAGGAGGCCCCGTCCGAGTTGTCTATATATTCGTCCTGGTCGTCTTGGGCGTTCGTACGAGCGTTTGCTTCCGTGCGTTCCCGTGCGTCCTGGAGGTTGAGTTGTTCCCCTGGTTCGTCCGGGCGTACGTCCAGGATCCTGGAGTTTGCGTTGGATAAGATCCCGGCCAGGTCCAGGTTGTGGTTTACTTGCTGAATGTCATTCCAGTTCTTGGGGTCCCGGTTCTTAAGGAAAAATATAGCGGAAGTTTCTTTCCCCTCCATGGCGTTCTGAAACACTTTATTGGCCACCAATTGAACCGCCTTGTATCTTCCTTTTTTTATAGCTGTGTCAAATTTATCATTGGATCTTTTTTCCCTGGCTATCGTGCTAAGACTACATCCCAACAATACCGCAATTTGAGACTCAGAAAGTCCATCACCGGACCAGGCGGTTATTTGTTTGTAATCCTCAGACGTCAACTTATCCAATTTCTTTTTTCTGCCTCTTTTAACTGGTTCATTCATAGGGTTAATTGTAATTCTAAATTTAGGCCTGGAAATTATTTTAATGACATATTTGACATTATTTTAAGAAATCGATTAGAATATACACATACCCGGGAACTACCGGGCATTTCGGGGAGATACCCCAAGGAGATAGAAAGAATGAAAGATAAAATAGAAGTACTAAACCGCAAAGGAATCCAGGAATGCTACGACATGAAACCAAGGATATTTAATACCTGGTTAATTGACGAACTCGGCATACCTGGAACCAGGGCACAGAAACTTGGCCAAGCAATTGATCAATTACACAGTGCTATTGCCTTGATGGATCCGGATTATCAAAAGCGGATCCTTGGCATTCCATTGGCCGACTTATTAAATAAGTTTGGCGACCTGGAAGACTTAAGGCGAGATTTTAAACAGACTTTGAATACTCATGTTAATGAAGACAGAGTTTTATTTTCAACTAAGGGGTAAATAATGATAAACGCAAAACAACAACCAAAATGTGCTGACCTGGTGGAAAGCAAGTACAACGAAACCGAGGCCGATTATAAAAAGGCCCGGAAGTTCTTCGAGGAATACCAGGACGCAACCGAGGGCCAAAAAATTGCCCTGGAAGTTATAGACAAGAACCGGGGCGATTATTTCCACGAGTACGAAGATCTATTCGACTATGTAAACCAAACCGCCTTATCCTGGGACTATGTCGAGAGCGAGGGCAGAGAGGCCGGATATTATCGATTGCAGTTATCCTGGGGCGGACCATCTGACGAGTTCCGCATTTATGTCGACCAAGATAAAGAAATTGATATTATCGAGTATTGGTATATGGACTGGTTCGATTCGGCTCATTACCTGGTTGCCAAATATTCTGATTGTTGGCACATCTGCGACCAGTTCCTAGAATGTGAGAGGTGGTCTTGATGAAAGTCTTAATAGCTTGTGAAACTAGCGGAACAGTTAGAAATGCTTTCCTGGATCGTGGCCATGATGCCTGGTCTTGTGATGTCTTACCATCTGACGATTTAACCAACAGGCATATTCAAGATGATGTCCTGGAAGTTCTTAAGATGGAATCCTGGGACATGTTAATGGTGGCTCATCCACCTTGTACCAGGTTATGCAATAGCGGTGTCCGGTGGCTACACAAGGCCCCACCAGGTAAAACATTAGCCGAGATGTGGGAACAGTTAGACCAGGGTGCAGAATTGTTTTCTAAACTTTGGAACGCTGACGTTCCCAGGGTGGCCATTGAAAACCCGGTTATGCACAAATACGCCAAGGCCAGGATTAAAAACTTTGAGCCATTTACCCAAAGCGTCCAACCTTACGAATTTGCAGAGAGCATAGACGCTGAGGACAACATAAGTAAAAGGACCTGTTTATGGTTGCGGAACTTACCGCCATTAATCAAGACCGGAACTCTAACCAGGGAAACCGCCAGGCATGACATACATAATGCGTCACCTGGTAAGGATCGCTGGAAAGTTAGATCCAAATTTCACAAAGGCATTGCCGAAGCAATGGCCGACCAATGGGGGAAATAAAAATGTACGAAGTAATAATTGAAGATGCAATCCTGGGGCCGGTCGTTGTGATGCGGTCCCCTAACCTGGGGCAATGCCTGGACAAACAAAAAAGATTGATCCAGGACGGACATTTAGATTGTTTTATAGCAAGGGGGAAAAAATGACATTTACAGATGCAGTAAATAAATATAACTGCCATGCCCGGGATGTCCTGGGATTGGTTGGCGAATTAGATATCCCTTGTCCGGATATGTCAAAAAAGATTGAGTTCCCACTTGATCCGGGCCGGGTGTATTGGATGCTAAAAGATAGCCAAGACAAAAAAATAGGCTTAGTAGATTCTAAAAGGGGCCGAGTATTATGAAACAAGAAGAAACAACCCGTATTAATTATCGAGGGATACCCGTTGATATAACTATCACCTGGGATTATTTTCGTTCAGCAGGTTTTGACCATATAGAAGTTCAAACCCT